AGTCATCGAGTTTCTCACTTACTTTCGGCCAAAAGTAAAATGCAACGGCACATACTACAACTAATGCGCCTACTAAAATTAACAATTCCATAACAAATCCTCCTCTGTATGGAATAATATTTATATGTTAAAAAAGGACGCCCTTTCGGGCGCCAAACCTTTACGCTGCTTGAGCGTATTCAATTGCCATACCTAAAGCGTTGATGTTCGTGTTCTTGTTATGACCGAACCAAGCTGACTGCAGTCGAGTATCTTGACTGTTGCCGAGAGTGTGGTTAGTCATATAAGTCACTGCGTTGTAAGCATTCCACCATGTACCTTCGGCGAGTGATGCACCAGGCTGAGTGTTAATGATTTCCATCGCAGTGCGAGCGTTACGCGAACCAGCTTTCTTACCTTCTTGGAATGACTTCATTAGCTCGTCAAAGTCCATTGTACCAGCACGATTAGTGGTAACAGGGAAGACTTGGTTGAAGTATTCAAACAGATCAGACTGCTTATAGTACTTCTTCGAGAGGAAATCAGCCATTTCATGGTAAGTTTCCATCTTCTTAGATGCCTCATCGAGGGCAAGGCGGACACGCTCTGCGTCAAACTCTGACTTGTGGTTCAGAGAAATACCGAGCGATGCTTTGCCTTCGAGAGACATTGACAGGGTGTTATTGCAAACGACCCGAATGGGTGTGAATCGAACATCGACACCGCGACCATAATTATGTGGATTTGACAGCAAGAGGTAGGAGTCTACCTGATCCTTACCGCCAAAGAGAGAAAAAGATTCGTTAATCTTAGCGAGTCCCCAAACAATCTGGCCATCTTTCAACGATCCAGCAGTGTGCATCGTCATGCCGCCAGCCTTAACATACTCGTCAAAGAACTCGAATGCATCAGCATTTTGGACTGGGATCCACTGATCTCCTACAACATCGAGCACTTTGTTATCAGACGAACGAACCAAAGCTTTTTTGCCGTTGATAGTGATCTCTTCACCATCGACAAGTGTAGTAATAGGATGACGCTCTACTGACCAATCGAGACCAGCAACCTTCATCATCTCTTGAGGCGTCAAATCGTCAGCTACTTTAACACCAAGACCGTGCCAAGGAACTTCACCTGCGTACGCCATTGTTTCAACCATATGTGCCATAATATATGCCCTCCTACAGGCTAATTAAGGTGAATGCAGTGGGGTCCATATTCTGTTTAGCTATTTGGGCGGTTTCGGGGTGCCACCCCTCCACTGCATTCGTCCGCCAATTCAATTTACAAGTACCATTCTACCAAAAAAAATTAGTATTGTACATAGTTTTTGTGAAATAAATTAAAAATATTTCCTGACTTAAGTTCTACAAACTTCCGTCTAGACTTATCAAAAAATTTAGGCTTTTTAAAGAACTCCCATTCTGTTGTACCAGACCTACAAAAGCCAACACACTTGCCCGCATTATTTACTGCATAAGTGTGGTTCTTGACATCGTACTCGACTTCTGGCCAATCAGTAATTTCTTTGAAGATTCTCATAGCTCTGTTGGATACTCTGGTGGTATTTGCTTTAATATAAGATTGAGAAGTCTAGCTTCAAATTCATTCCACGCATTGGTGTCGACTGCGTCCGGACGATACTTTGCTCTCCGCATCAGAGGAAATACACCATTGCTGTCTTTATCATACGCAAAGTAATGGTCCATAAAATTACCAAACTCGCGAGCTGCTAACTCTCTCTTACTCATGCCCGCAAACCCTCGAGAATGTCCTGTAAACCTTCAGTCGTCTGAAGATTCTGCATGAATTGACGCTTGAGTCGTGTACGCGCAGCATTGACAGCAGGATCTTGACGATTGTCTACTGATGAGAAAGAGGTAGACTCTTGACTCGTCAGCTGATCGTAGATATTGACGATCGTCTTGGCATGCTTGTGAGCAACCCATACATTACGACCATTGTCAGTACGAACCCAATGAAGTGGCTTCGGATTGCCGATAGAGTCGACGATCTTACGAAGCTGAATAATCATTTGTGGTTGCTTGAAGTCAGGATCAAACGCTTCGACTTCTTCAACTGCAAACGGATCGTTCTTTCGCTTTCTACCCATATTTACGCTGCCTCCTGTGCGTATGTGTCCAACCAAGCGCGAAGCTCAGAGAATTTAATAACATCACCGTTTACCATTTCGAAGGCAACACCGTGATGTACTTCCTCGCCATTGTCCAACACGTCGTACGCGGTGAACTCTTTAGCGATTTCAGCACGCCAACCAGACATCGGCCGGTTTTCAGTCGTGCGGTTAAAAGAGATACGATCTTCCTTGATCGTACCATAGTAAGGTGCGTCCCAATCAGCACAGTGATTAGAAACACGGAAGTCGATATCATCGACAACAGTCTCACCAACGGAGTACTCTTCGAAGTACTCTGACTTGCTAGTGCAAGCTGCCTCAACACGAGCCCACCACTGAGGGTCCATGTTCTCCTCGATGGTGCAGTTGAAAATGTAGGTGTTTCCACCCTTCGGCTTCCAGTACTGCGGGCACTCGCCCTTACCGTCCCAATCGTGGGCGCCGTAGTTTTCCATGTGTTGAGTCTGAATGATCGCTTTCATAAGTATATCTCCATTTGACAAGAGCCATTATACCCTGCTGAGATGGGGTTGTACATCTCTAAGTCTATGATTTGGTTGGACTTTTTGGGTGCTTGCATGTTATTGATTTGATTAGAGATTTTTTTAGATTATTTTTGTTAATTATTTACATAATCTATAATAAAATGATCTAAGTCGATTAGGTTATTAAAAATCAATTGGATATACGGATTCCCGCCGGCGGGTCCATAATGGATGATTGAGCGATAATGTGCATTGTATTTGGTACAGAGATCAGAGAGCTCACCGAGAGTGCAGTCATGAGCGCAGTCGAGTTCGTAAGTATACATAGTATCTCCTTTCGGGGTCTGCCATTCTACCACAGGGAAGCAGCCCGTTACATGCCTTGCTTAGACTTTTAAGTTATTAGCTTATAACCATGTCGTATAAGCCGTGAGGTGCATATTTCATATAAATAAAACGTGATTTGATCTCATTCTCACCATGTTTTTTTTATAAAAAACTAACTAAGGATAAAACATGGTTGAGATAGCCGCGGCGCTGTCTATGGCTAGTTCGGCCTATGGCGCTATAAAACAAGCAATAGAAACTGGTAGAGAAGCACAAGACGTTGTTCAAGTTTTTTCTCGGTTTTTTGATGCAAAAGAAGAATTAGCTGAAGCAAATGTCAGAGCCGAAACTTCATCATTCATAGGCAAAATATTTAGTGGCAGTAGTGTAGAAGCACAGGCTCTTGAAGCGACCGCTGCTCGATATAAAATGATGGCAATGGAAAAGGAATTGAGAGAATTTCTGATCTACACTGGCCAATCAAATTTTTATGAAGATATGATGAAAGAGCGTAGAGAAATTAGATTACGCAGAGCACAAGCAGCGAAAGCAGCTGCAGAAAGAAAAGCTTTTTGGATAGACGTACTTGCTATAGGTATAGGTATGGCGGTCTCTATCGCTATCATTATAGGATTTATTAAAATTATTTCATGAATACCGTATCAATACAGCCGACATCTAATTGTCAATTTGTTTACACTGTATATGACAAAAATGATAGAGTGTTAGTAATTACTACGTTTAGACATATCGCAGAGTTGTATTTAAGAAAAGGGCGGTCCGATATACCAACCAACTAGTGATTTTCGTTTACCTCTCTTGACTGGTGTTACACGATGCCACAACGAAGATTGAAATACTATTAAACTACCCTTATTAATACCATGCATTTCTTCTAAAACAAAATGACGCTTCCATGGTGTGTCAGGACCATATCTCCAAGTCAGATCTAACTCAAAGTTTCCACCCTCATAATCCTTGTCTCTTTCATTCAGCAGTAATGTAAAACTCAGTTTTCTAATATTGCCTGCCCATGGACCCTCTAAATACGGGTCATCGAATGTATCGCGATGCCAATCGTAGTACTGACCTTTAGTATATGATGTATACTGATAAGCTTGTCTATCAGTAATATTCCAATGAGTTAACTCCATCGTTTTAGCCATATCGAGAACACATTTATCAATTGTTTCATATATCTTATCGAGATCTGGATCTCTATTATCACTATCATTCTCAAGCCATGATATTGTAGAATTTCTAATGTGCCGCATGTAAGATGTTTTGCCACCTTGTGTAACAGCTTTCGTCCTTTTCTTTTTTTCTCCCGTGCGTATAATCAAATCAATCATATCATCATCGATTACATTATTCACTATCGCATATTGATTTTTATGGGGCATCAGAAGTCCTTTAGCTTGCCTTTATGATATAGATCAAAGAATTTACGTGTCATTGGTTGCCAATCTTCGAGAGGTTCATTGAATACGATGGCACCTTCGCCGCCACCAACAGCCATTAGAATTACGATGCGGTCAATATCCATATCATAATGTTCTTTGACCATTGTAGCATACGCAGCACCTTGCATAAAGTACGAGTGAATCTCGTCTTTAGATTTCCAGCGCTTAGATGTTTTAAAGTCTAGAACTGTATTCTTACCAGCATAACGACAGATTAGATCGGACGTACCAGCAGTCTTGAGTTCGTCGGAATACATTTGTAATTCGACACCATAGATCTCGTCAACGTGTTCGTCCAGATAAGGTTGGATAGTTCTGAAGGTGTTTAGCGCGATCGGATTCACGTCTTCTTTCATCTGCCCAAGAATATAGTCCTCGGCAACCTGGTGCACTGCAGTACCTGCGCGAGATGCCTGTGTTGAGATCTTGTTGGCAGTTTCCGCGCCCACACGTTTTCGCCATTCCCATATCTTCTTCCTCGATAATGCGCCAAGGGCTGACGTTACTGATGGATACTTTTCTCCATTTTCAGTAACGTACAGCCTCTTGCCGTCCTCGTTGATTCGTTTTAGGGATTTCGGTTCAAATAATTTAAGCGCAAAGCCCGAGTTCTTCTCTTGCAATGATATACTCCTTCACCAGACATGAACGTACAATATCGTTCGAATGGAATTCAATGTGTTCGAATCCATTCAGTCTGTCTATAATTTTCATAAAGTCTAATAGACCTTGTCTCTCTTGTTGTTTAGTCAAATCACTTTGGCGGAAGTCGCCGCAAAAGATGAGTCGTGCGTTATCGCCGATTCGTGTAATAAGCGAATCTAGTTCATGAAAATTCATGTTGTTTACTTCGTCTACTATGACAATAGTATTATCCATTGTACAGCCTCTGACGAAAGAAGTACACATAAATTTTACGAGGTCTTTCTCTTTTAGGATATCGTATGCGTCACCACGTCGAAACAACTCGTTACAAATTGCTCGATAAGGTTCTTCATATACTGATAGCTTTTCGTCTTCATTACCCGGAAGGAAGCCGATATCTCTAGTTGGTACCGCGGAACGTACAACTGTAATGTCATAGTACTCGCAGTCGGGGTTATTGAAAAGTTCTGACAGTGCCAAATAAAAAGAAATAAATGTTTTACCTGTACCTGCCATTCCATGAAGTAGTAAGTGGTCTCCTGAGTCGAATGCATCAAACGTCAGTTGTTGTGCAAAAGTTTTCGGAAAGATTGGCTGAAGCTTCATGCCTCTCTGTGGTACGTGTTCGTTCGAGTCTAAGATACCGTTTTTTCTTAGCGAACGACGCTGTCTCTTCGAAAGTGCCATATAACCTACTCTGTTTTTGTTATTATACTTACGGGTTAGAATGTTTCTATTGTACTGCCCCTCCCAGAAGCTTTTTTGATTGATTTTAACACATCACGAAAGCCGGCATCTGGTCTTAGATTGACACCGGTAACAATACTTGATTTATTACTAGTAATTTTCCGCGTGAGGTGCGGGTGCATTTCTAAGAATGAATCCATCTCAGAAATTTTATGGATGTGTTCTTCTATTTCACCAGATTCAGAATTAAAATATGTATATGTTGGCATGTTTTATTTATAATCTTCAACTTCCAACAATGCTTCCAGATCGTTAGATCTAAGAACATTTTTTAAATATTTTTCTTCTTTATGTTCACGATACTCATGGATAAATTCTTTCTTACTACCATCTTCGAACTTACGTTCTTCTTTACGATAGTTACTTTCTCGTTTTGATTTACTCATATTTGAACCTACCTGGAAATGCTTCCTCTACTAACTTTGATGTAATGCCTTTATATGGCAATTTCTTCTCTTTGACACCAAGCATTAGCTTAGCATCTTCTGGGTGAATACTCTCTAACATCTCAATGAATATACGTTCACGTTTGATGCTATGAATCTGAGCACTGCGTTGATTCTTAGTAAAGATATACATCTTACGAACTTCTTGATATAGTCCGCCTGTATTATCAATCATATCTTCAGCAACTTCGAACGGTGGCGCTCCCTCAGGTAGTTCGAAGACTACTCTGACGTCACACACAGCTTCTAAGATTTGCATGAAAACATTATTGCTTTCATACTCTTTCAGCTTTGCAATTTTGTTCTTTCTACCTGTTGTTTTCTCAACTTCCTTAAAGATATCACTGATTAGTTTAACTGACATTTTAAAACTCCGATATACATTCGGTTAAATTCTTGAGTTTGTATTTAATAAAATAATTAAACAACTTTGCACGAGTTTTACCACTTTGTGCCCGTACTGCCTTCATTGTTTCGTCTTTAATATCTTGTGGTACACGATCTAAATCTATCATCAGACGATTACGATGATAATTATGTTGCAATTCTTCTGGTACTTTGTTCAACAATTCATCAATTCTTTTTGCGCGCAATGGTTTTTGTCGTGCATTGGCTACAAATGTATCATCAGAACTTAACACATTTGGAATACCATCACCTGTATCGCCTTTAATAATGTGTTCTTTTAGGAATGTTTCTGGATCATTACACTTAATCCACTTCTTGCGAGTAGGATCGAACTGAGTTACATTAGAATATTTTTGCAATTGTTGAAAATCTTTATCGCCAGAGAGGATAAGGATAGGATCACCGCCGAGTTGGCGACCGTATTCATGACAAAGGGTAGCAATAACATCATCTGCTTCGGCATGCTCAACTCGGACGGTGGGGTAAGGAAAGAATTCAGCAAGCTCATCACGTACTGCATTGAGAATACGAAAGATTTCATTCCAATCTAGATTAGATTCTTGTCTATTCTTTTTGCGATTCGCTTTGTAATATGGGAAGAACTGTTTACGCCAGTTAGACGTAGCGTCGCATGCGATGACTAACTCGCCAAACTCTTTCTCAAACTTGACTTTGTTCATACGAATAGAATTGAGGATCATATGCCGTAATAGATCTTCATTCGCATTAATGTTTTTAGGTCCGCCAACCATCAAGTTAGCGAGAGCTACTTGGTTGTAATCTAAAATAATCACTGTTAAACTCCACTTATTTACTAGTATATTCTACCAAATAAAAGTGGTCTTGTACATGTTAAAAATCGAAACATAACTGTTTTTCTGATATATCTGTTACCAAATGCTTCGTATATAATTCACGTGAAAATTCTTGCAATGGATGCATTTCTTGTTGTGTTGCCATCACTAGTGAATTCACTGCCTCATATACGAGTGAAGTTTCGTATACTAACTCTATATTGTCAAAATTTAATTCATGATCATTGATCATTGAATCAATAACTGTAGCTAATAAACCACACGATATGTCATCGTGCCAAGTATCAGGCGGCATCTCAGACGCTGGAGGCCTGGTTCTTTCGACTGGAAATGTTAGTACATTATCTTTCATATGTCTATTTATCCAGTTGAATAATTAAAAACCTCTGTACTTTCTTGAGGCAATGATCGATCACCAATAATAGTAAGCATAGATTTGAGTAATGCTTCCCATTCGGGCTTTCTATTTTCCCAGCCATAAAATGTATCAACATATACTTTCGAAGGATTGACATTTGGTTTCATATCCTTATAGTTTTCGATAGTCATTTCTAACATATTATAGAAAGCAGACGCATGCATATTTTGATCTTCATGCATTTGATACATATTTGTCCAATGTGATGCTGTCTCATAGATGCCACCAAAATTAGAATGGACGCAGAGATTTTTTGATGACATTGCTTCTATCAAACTGAGACAAGAGGTTTCTTGCCATGTAGCGGGATAGGCAAAAATATGTGATTTTACTAAAGCTTCGCGTACAACATCATTTTGTTGTGTACCATGATTTGTAACACATGGATTTTTTTCTAATTCTTCAAAAATATTTTTAAAATCAGCATCTCTCTGTTCCCAACCATACAACGCAAAAGAAGAGAATACATCGAGGTGTAGATTGTCAAACTTTTCACATAGCTTATTGAAGACAGGTACTAGGATATTTAGGCCGCGATGCGGGGTAGTATGATAGATCAAATTGATTTTATCTTGAGGATCTTCTTTTTCCTCAATAATAAACGGATCAATAAAGTTACGGAGCACAATACATTTAGAGTGAGGTAAACTATAACGTGCAATATAGTTTTGCATCTGCCAATTCGATACGAATACAAACTTATGAAACTTCTGTTTGCCTGCTGGTGTCGTCAGAAATTCTGATTCTGGATCACCTGGCAAATCATGCGCCCAGAATATCCTGATTTTATCAGGATCTAATTCTCTAACACGTGATGATACTATCTGAAACTCTTTGAGAAGAGTTTGGTCGATGCGTTCAGCTACTTTCTGTGTAAGCTGCTCTGTACCGCCCATAGATTTTTCATTCGTTTCGTTGCGCTTAAACTCGCCATTAATAATCTCAGCCATTTTCTCTATCCTTTACTATATTTTCATCACGTACAGTTTGAATATGACCCCAATTGCCAGCTTTAGTTTGATTTTTATGTCTAAACAAAACTAAAGTATGATTATTATCGGCTTTACCCACAGGATAAACGATCTCTTTCGTTTTTTTAATTCGATGTACATCTAACATTATAAACCACTCTCTAAATAATAAATTAAATTGCCAACGCGGCGATTGTTTACTAGCACATGCGGCCAGCCTGTCACATCAGGGTATATTCGTTGCACTGCATCTGAGGATATATCTTCCTCGATATATAAAACTTCACATTTTATGTCGCGTTGATCAATATAATCAACTAACTCAGCGCATGGCCCGCATCCGCGGGAAGCGAATACTACTATATGATCATCACTCATTGCTTAAAATAAACACGAAGCATTTCGAGTTTGTCATGATACTCGGCTAACTTCGCCATTTCCTCTTCAATTGTTTGCATAATATCAGGATGTTCAGCAACTCCGACATTATTTTTTAACAACACTTCGATGTTGATACGATGACGAGTAATGTTAGAACTAAAATATGTTTTTAATGCATCTAGCATTTCACGTCTTTGATCAAACTCTTCTATTTTTTTCTCAGCCATTTTCCGTTTATCTTCCCACCAATAAATTGGTTATAATATTCTTCAGTTAGTAGTGCTTCACAACGAATTTGATAATCCATTTCCCAGTATGCACACTCAGTTTTAGATTCACAGAGTTGTACTAAGTATCGTTCGAACTCTGCACCATTGGCTAATTCTTCCTTTAGCTCTTTATTTGATCCGTAGTATTTTTTCCAGTCTGACTCGACTAAGACTTTCTTTTTCTTCCCTTTAACACTGCGTGTTACCTTAGACCAGAAAAACTTCTTACCGATATATTTGCGTTTAGTTTCTTTATTAATTAACAAATATACCATACCATAGAAGTTTTGTACATGCTCTGACTCAAGCGCCCAACCTTCTAATAAATGTATCCAAGGATTTTCATAACTTGCAGTAGTTAACGACGACTCCACCTTCATGGAAGATTCTTTTTGATTTGGCAAAACTGTCTGACCACCTTTGTTCGGCGCATAATGAATCTTCGACGATTACTCTACCTATACCAACTTGTACTACGCCTTTTGCACATTCGTGGCAGACAGGTAATCCATAAACATAGAGATGTGCACCTTTCAGTGAAACTCCATTCTCTACAGCATTATATATACAATTCATTTCAGCGTGCACCACGAGCTCGTACTTTGTCTCGCGATCATTAAGTCTTTCTTCTGTGTCCATTATTCCCTTCGGGAATCCATTATATCCTGTTGCAAGAATATTACGGTTAGGACCAACAGCAACAGCACCAATCTTTTTGGATGGGTCTTTTGACCATGTAGAGATATGTTGTGCTAATGCTAAAAACTTACGATCCCATGCGGAACTGATATAATCTCTCACCACTCTAACTCCATATCATCATCATATTCGAATTGCTGATCTTCTAGTGATGCACTACATATAGGGCAAAACTCTATCGGCATTTCTTCGTCATCAAAATTTGTTTGCCGTATAATCACGTCACATTTTACTTCGCATGATCGACAGTTAATTGTTTTCTTGAACATTCCCCAACCTGCTTTTAAATGCTTCGAATAATGGCATCATATCTTGTTTGTGTTCATAAATGATTTCGTTACCGAACATATTAATAACTATCAAACTCAATTCATCTTCAGTGTCTACAATTCTAGTTTCAACTTTGAATTTCGACTTCATCAGTTGTATCAGAGTTTGTATCATTTTCTTCTTCCTTAACTTCTTTTGATGGTTTTTGAAAAACTGTAGCAATAAAACATTCTTCTAACCACGCTTTTGACGGAAACTGTCTGTAGAATACATTACCCGTTGTAACTTTATAATTTTCATTTGCAAACCCGTCTTCTGATTCATCAAAATCATAATAAAATTTAGCGCTTTTTGTTCCGAACGCTTTGACATGTGGTGCATAATTATAAGTTCTAGCTATATAATTAAAAAATTCTGGATTATATGAATAAAATCCAGTTTCTATCATAGTACACCATGGCACGCAATTTAAAATAAGGCCATTATCTTTCGTTACTTCGTGAATCTTATTAAATATTCCGAGTTGATCTATAGATTTATGAGAAAAATCACAATTAAAAACTAAATCATATTCTTTATCACATTCCATAAATTCCTGCAAATTATAATAGTCATCATATTTTAAATTTAATAAATTAAATAGATGTTCTGACGAAAGCGGTGGACTTTTTATACCCAACATTTCAAAGTATTTAGAAATAACTTCAAAACTTTCGAGAGGTGAATGACTACCGAGAAAAGCCATATTAATTTTTTCACGGGGTAATGTTACAAGCAAATCCATAAAGGATTTTAAAATAAAATTATTCAAAACGAAAAGTCCTTAAATGTGTCATCATCAACATCTTTCTTAATACCACCTACAATGTAAGATGTAATTTCAGTTTCTTGTGGTGCAACTTGTACTTCAGCACCGCTAATCCATTTCTGTGTCCATGGCAGAGGATCAGATCCACCTCGTTCATTAGAGAGGCCAATTGCATACATACGCTTATTTCCTAACCACTCCACATACTCACCCAAGAGCTCTGCATTCAGACCGATCATCGAACCCTCTTTAAATAGATATTCGGCCCATGCTTTTTCTTGATCAAGTACATCACGGAAGATTTGTTTTACTTCGTCCTGTGTATCTATAGCAATTTGGGCATAGACTGGATCTTCTTTCGGCAGTAACTTAATAAGTTGTTGTGTTGATGCCATGTGTACGTTCTCATCACGCGCGATGAACTTGATGATCTTTGCATTACCTTCCATCTTTTTGAGTTCAGCAAATGCCCAACTACAGGCGAATGACACGTAGAAACGAATACCTTCAAGGGCATTGACAGCATTCAATGCGAGCCACAGATTTTTCTCGTTTGGATTATCTGCGAGATTATCATAGTATTTCGAGATAGACTGCGCGCAATCAACGATCTCTTTGATGTCTAGCATCTCGTCAAACACCTTCGATGGATCGGAATATACATTACGAATGATATGTGTATAAGATCTGGAATGGATGGTCTCGCTGAAGGCCCATGTTACGAGCCAGTTCTCAAGTTCAGGTAACGAACACAAAGGCATGAACGTCTCAACGGGACCGCGCCCTTGTACGGAGTCGAGCAAGATCTGACGCTTCAGATTGCTCGTAAAGATATGTTGCTCGTGGTCAGTCAAATTTTTAAAGTCTTTGCTATCGCGAGTAACATCGACCTCTTCGGGTCGCCAAAAGAAACCGAGCTGCTTGTCTGTCAATGTCTCGAAGATACGATAACGTTGCTTGTCATATCGTGCAATGTTTACACGAGGACCAAAGAACGCTGGTTGTGTTGTAAAATCTATTTTTTCTGTATGAAAAACTGACATTTAAGTTATCCAAAAAAGTAGTTAATAAGGCCTGAAAATAGGACGATACCGATTACACCATTCAATAGAATCAATGCTCGGTCTCTCCACATGTAGGATACAACAAACCATCCACATGCGCCAATCCATGACAATAACATGTCAATCCAAATCAATTCAGGTACACCTGATGCCCGTACTGAAATGGCTCCTAATATAATTATGCTTGATGCCCATTTAATATACCAGTCAATGGTATTTTTGGGTGTTACTGATTCAAATACTTGATCGTGTGCTTCAGCAATATCATGCAGCTCAGTCGCTGTTAGATTGCTGATCTCTTCTTCGCTTAGCGACTTTCTTTCTATGTCTATATCGCTCATTATCTTCTCTTACTCTTATATAATCTTCTAAATCTTCTTTGTATTTCTTTTCGAACTGTACATAGTCATCTTTCACTATATCTAGTTCAGCTTCTTCTTTTGTCTTGTAGCTCCACTCATCTGTATGACCTACACTCCACTTTGGTTCTGTTTCTACATGATAGTTTTGTGTACATACTTTAAAGTCTGGTGTCAGTGGCTCGTCTATCGTCAAACTAGAGTCTCGCCAAATGATTCGATTATTGGGCTGAGCGGCGAACTGACCGTTCTGCAATTGAATGATGTTAAATGATTTATGCTCAGGATCAAACTCACTAAAATTCTCGTTTAGAACGTTTTTATCTGCATGGCAATTATCTATTGTAAACAAATATTCACCTTCATGAAACTGTTTATCTTTGCCGAAAAACTTACAACTTGACAGAAGTGGTTTCTGGATAACAGTTATATGATAGTCGAAGCAATCCCACAGTTGTAATATATCAAGTGGCAGATCGTAATCAAGATCTGTCTTCCATACAAATGCAGAAAGAGGTAGCTTATCGAACAATGCGCCATAATCTGTAAGCAGTGTTTCGAAGTAAAGTGCTTTACCAGTTACAGATTTGACTGATGTCCAAACACCAGGTGTAAACTCGCCATGGCCATATTCGAGATCATAGAGATACTCTTTACGAACCATGACTGGGATTGGTGGTAGATTATGTACTAAAAATGCCATTAGATTTTACATGCGTCACAATCTTCCGGACTACTCAGATCACAGACTGGAGCTTGTTCTTCGACAGGCGGATCGCGCTCATCGGTAATTTCGCCGGCTCCATCATAAGTATTATTGTAATAGAGTTGTTTGCCTCCATATTTGTAGAACATTAACATATGCTGCATCATCAATGACAGCGGAATCTTCTCTTCATCGTAATGCAAAGGATTATAACTTGTGTTTACGGAAATGCCTTGATCAATAAACTTCTGCAAAACAGCCATAATCTTAAGATAACCTTCAGGAGATTTTTGATCCCAAAGTAAATCATACTTATTTTTCAATCGACCAATCTGCGGCACAACTTGCTTCAACACACCATCTTTAGATTGCTTTACAGAGATAAGTGAGCGAGGTGGTTCAACACCATTCGTACTATTACTAATCTGCGCAGACGTCTCAGCTGGCATCAATGCCATCAGTGTCGAATTGCGTATGCCTACTTTTTGTAATAGATCGCGCAACTCGTCCCAATTCATCTTATAATTAGGCTTTGCCAACTCATCGACAGTGTTCTTATAAGTGTCGATAGGCAATGTACCATCATGATACTTGGTTTCGTTTGACTTCAAACATGCACCTTTTTCTGCAGCGAGTACAGCAGAAGCTTGAATCAAATAATATGACCATGCTTCTGCATATTCGTGTACAAGTTCGAGGTTTGGTTCTTGATAATTTGTATCGTTTTTAGCCAACCAATGTGCAAAATTAACGATGCCAATTCCTAATGGCCGACGATTCATAGATCCAACTTCTGCTGCTTTGACTGGGTAATTTTGATAATCGAGTAGTGCATCGAGTGCTCGTACGGCCAGTTCGCATGGCAATGCAAAATCTGCTGGTTTCTTGACATTGCCCCAATTGATAGCTGCCAGAGTACATAGACTGATCTCGCCATTCTCGTCGTGCAGATCATTGAGTGGTGTAGTGGGAAGATTAATTTCGCAACAGAGATTCGACTGACGAATTGGAGCTAGCTCTTTCTTAAATGCTCCATGATCATTTGCGTTATCAACATTCATCAAATAGATACGACCGGTGTCCTTTCGCTCTTGCATAAACGCGGCGAAAAGATCTCGCGCAGGCACAGATCTCTTCATAATAGATGTCTTGCGTTCATATTTCTCGTACAGCCCACGAAACTTATCTACATCAACAAAAAATGCTTCATACAGATCGGGACATTCATGCGGAGAAAACAATGTAATATTCTCACCTTTTACAAGCCGCTCATACATGACTTGATTAAATTGTACACCATAATCCATGTGTCTTACACGATTTTCTTCTGTACCTTTATTGTTTTTCAATACTAAGAGATCTTCTACTTCGTAGTGCCAGATCGGATAGTATACGGTTGCTGCCCCACCACGGACACCACCTTGACTGCAACTTTTAACAGCACTTTGAAAGTACTTAAGAAAAGGAATGATGCCAGTATGAGAAGTATCGCCATCGCGGATAGCGGAACCGAGAGCGCGAATACGACCAGCTCCAACACCGATACCGGCTTTTTGTGAAACATATTTAACGATCGAGGATGCTGTTGCATTGATTGAATCCAGTGAATCATCTGCCTCTATCAGTACGCAAGAGGAGAATTGACGTTGGGGCGTACGTACTCCCGCCATAATTGGTGTAGGCAAACTAATATCAAAATTACTGAGTGCATTATACAGCTTCACAACCCATTCAAGTCTGTCTTTTTCATAAGCATGAAAAAGTGTCATAGCAATACACATCATTGCCATTTGTGGAGTTTCGAAAATCTCATTTGTAACGCGAGACTTCATCAAGTATTTGCCGCGCATCTGTTCCATTGCAGCATACGTCAAGGCAAAATCCCGGGAATGGTCGATTTTTGTATCGAGAAATTCGATATCTTCGCGGCTGTATTTGTTCATCAATACACCGTCATAACGACCAAATGAAATTTGTTCAATAATATGTTCTACTAATGTAGGTGGTTCGAACTTACCATAAACTTCTTTGCGAAGCCCGTAATTAATTAATCGGCCGGCCACATATTGATAGTTTGGTGTTTCTTCTGAAATAAGATCTGCGGCGGCTTTGATCAATGTTTCTTGCACATCAATCGTTTTAATATTATTATAAAACTGAATATGTGTTTTGATTTCTAAATCAGAAACTGATACACCATTTAAACCGTCGCATGCAAAAGACGCGACGCGATGAAACTTTTCGAGGTCTAATGCTTCTTTGTTGCCGTCTCTTTTCGTTACAAAAATTTCCACTAGATAACTCCGCGTTCATGCAGTTTTAGACGATTAGCGAGATGTGCCTCTTTAATGTCTTCCTTACTTAAACCAAAATAAGGAACTGCGTGACCTTCGCGGATCATAATGTCTCCTAAAAACATTACACTATCTGTCTCATGATCATATACTTCAAATTTACCCAAAATACGGCCGAATTTACCCTTTGCATCATCACCAGGTTTTTCGGTAACAAGTACTGCATTAGTTCCTACTGGCAATTTACTTTCTACATATTTCTTAGCCAATAAACCAAATTGTTTTTCAACTTTATCTCGAGTACGAGATTCTGGTGTATCAATACCGTGAATACGAACTCTTTCGTTGTGTTGCCAGATCCCAAAACCGAGATCAATATCTACATCGACAGTGTCGCCATCGACTATCCTGCGAATTTTGCAATTGTATCTAAACATTTTCTTTAAAAGCACCCCATTTTTGAACGTAATTTTCTGCTAAATCTTCTGCATAGTGTACATTGTGTTTTTCTAACAATTCGGTACGTGCAAGAATCCAGCGACCATAACCCCACGCTTTTGTTTCTTTCTCGTACATATGTACTCCATAATGATACTTATCTTTGAATACTTCAGCCTTACGAGCATTGTCTTCATTGATAAATGTCGATATCAA